CGACGGGGGATGAAAAAATTTTCTTGTACCACACGCTAAGCAGTATATCTCCAAATGTATTTGACTAGAATATTGCCTATCAACAAACATTCTGCCATTGCATTTTTTGCAACGAAGAATCAAATTTACCCCTTAGTTTGGAATTCCAACAACAATAATATTTACATTAAGAGAAAGATCGCCAGAAGCACCAAAACGAACAACGCCTTCAACTCTTGATGTGGTTACAGATTTTAAAATAACTGTAACATTTTGCCCTGCTGGTGTATTACCTACGTTAATTGGTGTTGCTGTAGCAATTGGTGCATATTTAAAATCTGAAGCAAAGTCGTATGAAAAAGGTTTTTCGTTACCTGCGCTCACCGTAGAGTTATTTGCAACCTCTACAAAACCACCAATTACTCTTGCTTCTGAAGTCTTCACACTTTGTTTTCCAGCACTTACAGTATCAATGGTAGTATAATTGTATGTTGCAGACGAAACCTGTGTAGCAATATCATTAATTGTTTCAGCCAATTGATATATATATGTTACATCTAAAGGCTGACCTCTTTCTGGTAGTGGTACTTTTGCCATATTTCTCCTTTACTCAATTATATCAGCTATAGCGAAGTTACGCTAGATTCAAAAATAGTAAGTGTTGCATTTCTTTCTTTAACTGCTCCAGCAATCTGAACTGCAACTCTAACATTGCTTGTTGCTGCTCCTTTTAAAAATAAATACGAATGAACTGATGTTGTACCATGATAAGAGTATGATCCTCCATCAAATTTGGTAAAAACATCATAAGATGGTCTATCCTCTTCATCTCCCCAAATTGTTGTTATTGCTGATCCATTAACAACAACAGTACCGCTTACTGCAACTGGTTCTACAGAGTCAACAATAAATATTGGTGACCAATGAGACAGCCTGTTTTTATCTTCAGATATAATTCTAAACCTAACAGAATAATCATTGTTTGACTGCGCTGGTGGCAACTGATTTCTTGGAATTCTTAAAATTTTATTAGCCATTATGTAACCCCTATTGAAAATCTAAATTCAACATAATTGCTTGTGTTTGGTGATTTAGATATGGTTTCGGCATCGGCATTTTTAACAACGGTATATCCAGTTAATCCATATAAAGGATTGGCCGTAGATGTATTTTCTAATCTTAATGCATCTAAAGCAACATAGTATTCATCTGATGGAGTTGAGCTGACTTCTACTGATGAATATATTCTTACAATATTTACTGCATCCCATGTAAAACTACCAGTCTTAAATAATTCTTGAATTTCTTTGGAGACTACATAATATCTATTTGTAGCAAAATCAACACCACCAACACCATCTTCTAATTCTATTTTTAATCTAGCATATTGACTGCTTGGTGCAGCAAATTCAACTAAAATTTTAACTTTATCTGGAGATGCTCCAGAATCTCCATCTTGATTAATTAAAGAAAAAGCCATTCTTAATTCATCGGTTGGAGAGTTTCTTGTAAAATCAACAGCGGTACTAATTCCAGTTAAACCAATATACTCTGATCCAGCTTGAACTTCAAAACCAGAGGTTCCTGATGCCTGTAATTCTGAAGTATCTCCCTGAACTACTACAATGTTATTAAAGAAACGGCATCGTTCGTATATTTCATCTCTACCCTCTTTAAAAAATATAGCATTGTCTGCATTTGTTTGAAATACTGAATCTGCAACAGCAATAATATTGTCATCGTCTGGATCATCTAGTGGTTCTGATACTGATTCAATTGCAACTGCGGAAGTATCAGAATAATATTGCCATCCTTCATTTGCAGTAAAAGCAAAAATTGTTTTACTGCCGTATGCTCCTGTAGAAGGATCTGTTCCAGCAGAATATATTCCAATTTCAGAAATTTCATATCTTTCTTCTGTTGGTAATTCTGCAGTAAGTACTAGTTTAGTTATATTGCTTTCTGTTACAAACCCTCTGGAGGAAATAGGAACACGAAACATTTCAAAATCAAGATTTTCTTTTGTTGAATAGTCTCCATATGCATCACCTGTTTCTAGGGGCTGTGAGCCGCATCCTATGGCTATATAAGAGGCATAGGCAGGGGCCTGACCAAGCAGGTATTTGCCAATAATATTCTTACCAATATCAGTTATCATAATTAATCAAACTCCGCCTCATATATTGTACCACTTAAACTGATCTCTACCTCTATTTGCTCATCAGGCTCTAAGTTGATAAGTTCCACTATTAGATCTCCAGTAGCATCCTCTATGTATACATATGCACCATCTGGACCACTACCCTCGCCCTCTTCTAATGTCTTTGTTTCAAGTTTAATCGAAAAGTTTGCAAAGTATTTGTCGGAGGTATCTTGAAGACTAACAATATTATTAGGATTGTATTGTTGATTAATCGCAGTTAAATTTTTAATAGGTTGATATGTTACGATTTGACCATTAACGGTATCATTACGAGCAATGTTAATAATTTCATGACCACCAATATCTTCAAATATAAGGTCTGACATTATTTCAATTGGCACAGACTCATCATCAAAAAGAATTGTGTCTATTGGCGCTGTTTTTGGTTTAGGTGGTGGTGTAACTGGTGCCTGTGTTGCAGGTGGAGTTGATGCAGGTGGAGTTGATGTGGGAGTTGGTGTGGGAGTTGGTGTGGGAGTTGGTGTGGGAGTTGGTGTGGGAGTTCGTGTGACATTTGATGTGACTGCAGATGATGTGGCATTTCGTGTGACAACTGATGTGACTGCAGATGATGTGCCATTTGATGTGACTGTAGATGATGTGCCATTTGATGTGACTGCAGGTGATGTGGAAGATGGTTTTAGGTTTATTAGAGCCTGATGAGCAAGAGGGTGCTCAAAATCATATACTTGATCATTTGTTGGTGTGGGAGGTGGTGTGATATTTGATGTGGAAGATGGTGTTGTTGATATACTAGGTGATGTGGTACTTGATGTGGGAGTTGGTTTTAATTCAAGTGGACCAAAATCTGGTCTATCATCAATAAATTGGAGTAATGTGATACTTGATGTGAAAGATGATTTTAATTCAACTGGATCAAAATCTGGTCTATCATCAATAAATGTGGATTTTATTTTTGCAAGCAACTTTTCATGATCAAAATCTGATCTATCATCATCAAATCTGGGTGACATACTACACCTCGCTCAAATATACAGTCATTCCAGGTCCAGCATTTGACCTAGAGTAATCAATGTTATATACTACAAACCGAGTTTCTGAATCTGTAACTAAATCAAGACCATCTTTGTCTTGATAGGTTAAAGTAACAACATCTCCAAGTTGCAATGTAGGTATTGCAAACATTTCTAATCCAATGGCCTTTTTAGGATCTTTTGTTTTATTGATAATCCATCCTAATATATCTTCAGCATCGTCTGGAGATTGAATATATAGACTATCAATAGAAAATTCATTTTTTCCATATATTAATCTGCTTAACTTTATCTCATCATATAATGCTTTTTCTACAAGAGCAGATGTTGTTATTGAATCCCCCTGAAATTCTGGATCTGACAAATTGCTTTTCTTTTTAAAATATTCATCTACGGTTAATTCAAGAGTTGTATCTTGAGTAAAAGTTACTCCTTGTATTCTTAAATAGTTGCCAGTTGTTTCATCAAGATTTAGTGCCATATCAGTTGCGTTAAAGATTAAAAATTCTGCACCATAGGAATCTGCTTGAAAACCAGAAATACTATAACCTTTAATTCTATTAAAGGTTGGTGATATTTTTGCATAAAGAGCAGGATAGGCCCTGTCATATCTTATGTCAAAATATGCACACTCTCTCATTATGGTTCCAAACTCTTCAAAATACATATTGTATTTAGGAGGTTCTTGAGTGCTGATGCCAGATAAATATGTTGATTGAATTATTCCGCTCATTGCATATTTTCTAAAAGACTCATTTGTGTCTATTTGCTTGTCTCCAAATACACTAGATAAAGTCTCTCCTGCCAAACCAACAGTATTTTGCGAATAGTTTTGTGTGATTGCGTATATGTTTTCAAACATACACCTAGAAGATCCACGAACAAACAAAGCCATATTGTTATAAATTGGCAGGGGATCTTTGTCATCAACAATCTTTATCAATTTATTGTTTATATATAAATAAAATCTACGAATGTTTCCTATATCTTGATATTCTACTGATAAATCATATACCGTCGGATTTTCTTCACCCATCATTCTATACTGACCAGTAAACCTACCATCATCTACTAGTATATTAGTTAGTCCTCCCCAAAGCTTAATAGGTATTGCATTTGTATTTGATGCATCTTTTTTGACTTTATAAAAAACAACATTGTTTATGGATATTTCACCTTGCCCAGTTTTACTGTCAATTTTTAAATATTGTTCTATATTGTTTTCAGTTAAGGCAACTATTTCAAAATAATATCCATTATTTGTTTCTGGATTTAACAAAACTGCAAGACCACCAGAACCCCCACCAATGCTAATATTTTTATTTGTTTCAGAACCAGTAACCTGATAGTACGGTGTGCTTCCAATTGGAGTTTGACCTCTAACCTCATTGTTTTCTATTTTTCCAACAACTCTAATTCTTGTTCCAAAATGTCTATAGGCATTGTTTAACTGTTTATAAACATATGAAACAAAATTGATTGGAGTTTCTGTTGTTCTAAAAGATGGCCCATTCATTACTAAAGCAGAAGACTGTATTGTTCCACTCTGAGTTGTTTTTAAATTATTTACATCGGTTTCTGTTAAATAATTTGTTGTCATAAAATTTTTAATAATACCATTTCTTGTGGTTTGACGAGCAAGAACATTACTTACTCCAGCAGC